TACTTGTCCACTAACGGTTTTGACGCTGTGGACAAGATAGCAGGTGATTTCAAAGCTTTCGATGCTCATGAAGCCAGGCAAGTTCTTAAAAAGATTGGTGATGTTGTTATTGAACAATTCACTGATCGAGAACATGATGTTATACGCAGGGAATTGTGGCGCCATGTTTATGAGTCCACTCATGTTTTGGGTGACAAGCTTATAGAATGGTGTCAGTCGTTGCCTTCAGGTCATCCTTGGACAACAATAATAAACTGTATGTATAACATGACGTTATTTCGTATGGCGTGGGTTCGTGCTCACGATGGTAGTTTATGTTCTTTGTTGGATTTTTCTAAGAAAGTTAAAGCCATCTTTTTAGGTGACGATAATCTTCTTAGTGTTGCCGATACTGCCCAGCGTATTTTTTCACAAAATAAACTAACTGAAATTTTTGCTGAATTGGGGCAACAATATACTTCTGAAACGAAAGTGGAAGGAGACGTTCCCGACTTCAGGAAGTTGACAGATGTTGAATTTTTGAAAAGAACCTTTAGGTATGAAAATGCTGTTGGTAGATATGTGGGACCTTTAAGGATGGAAACTATTTTGGAGATCCCCTATTGGACCAAAAAGCACGATAGTCATGAAATTATGTTGGCTAATTGTGAAAGGTCGATATATGAATTAGCACTTTGGGGTAAAGATATTTTCGTTGATAAAACGAGAGAAGTCTTGCCTTTTATGAAAGAAGTAGGATATCAACCGAGGTCTGAAGACTGGTTAACGTGGCTTGACTTCGTATGCCAGTTGGACTTACCTTGGGGTAAGTAATCCACTTGTTTCTTCTATTTAACCATTCGATGTGTATAATTTATTAATATCAGTCAGGGATGACGTTAAACATCCAAACGTGTGGGAACACGTTAAACATCCAATAACTCAGTGTATTTTTCCTTGATAACTTCCGAATTAGCAATAAGAAGTTTGATTTGTCTACACTGTTAGAGGCCTGGTGTTTTTACACTTACTTCCAAGATGGGCCGGTTAACCACCACTATCTAGGATGCTACCTAGTTGGATTTTTGATCCCAAGCCAACTAGTATACGGATCGCTGAACATATAGAAACAGCTCCTATGGAGCAAAATGGAGCAACTACTTTCTTGGATGATGAGTCCAAATTAGTATCTAGCTCTACTTATATGAATGCAAAAACTTTGGATAGTACCACACTTGAATCTACTGAAACTAACTTCATACAAGATATCAAGACTTTTCTAGCTAAACCTTATAGGTTAGCAGATTTGGCTTTGGATTCCACTGCTTTTGCTCCATCGGTTCCCACCTTCTCGTATATTGTAAAATATGCGGGTTTCCCAACTTTGTGGAAGGACAAAATGCGAGGATTTTATTCTATTCGCTTTGACTATCGAGTCCGTCTAGTAATAAACGGTACAAAATTTCAAGCGGGCAGATATATCTTAGCTTTCATTCCACATGGTGGTTCATTAGGTGTTGCTCCGGCTATGCGTCACAGGAGTCTGATGGCTTTAACACAACTTCCTCATGTGGAATTTGACGTTAATTGTGATACGGATGTAGTTTTTGATATTCCTTGGACTTCTCCTGTTAATTCCATGTTACTTTATGATGCTCAAGCCTATGCAAATGGTGCTGCTGACTTAACGTTTGGAAAAATAGTGCTTTTTCCTTACTCACCTG